CACTGTTCTTCGACAGGCACTCCTTACACACCCTTCCTGCAAGCTTCCCTTTTGGCTTGGCTCCGCATGAGTAGCAATATCCCCATTCGAACGGGCCGGTGACGTCGACGATATCCGGATAATACCTTCGCAGGTCACGGACGTAGTCAGCTGCCACGTCGGCAGAAGGGGCCGAGGAAGGATCCTCGAGGCTTCCGACCACCTGACGCATTCGATTCATAACGGCGAGATTCACAGGGTCCTTTGTCGTTAGCACCTCCATTGTCCATTGGGCCTGAGTGGCCATGGCAGCATCGATTGCCACTGGGGGTGTGAAGATCTTGACCGGCTTTTCACCGTTAAATAACGAGATACCGCTAGCACATGGGGTGTCCGGAAACAATAAGGCCAGCAAGCCGGCCTCCGTCCGAACTAGTCTAATCAAAGACTGACCCCACTTGTGCACCTCCACGGCCGTGTATGTGACGTTGTTCACTCTCACACAATCTCCGACCGCAAAGCAACGTTCCTTCCCTTCTGTTGTAGGGAAGTACTTGCGGAACCTGACCTCAGGCGGCCCATAATAAAGGACGGTAGCGCCGAACTTTGACACCATCCGCTCAGTGGCAGAACAAATGTCCGGTCGGTACACCATTCCTAAAAGGCTGGAGCTGAGGCTGGCCTCCTTTCCGTACTTCGGGTCCCAACCGAAGAGCCAATGGGCTCCTTTGAACGGTGGGTACAACCCTGCGTACTTAGGATAGTCGGCCTTCTGCTCAACAGCACTCATGGACCATTCAGGGGTCCCAACGGCGAAGAGACTACTTGCGATCTCGGAGACAATGGAGCTAGAATCGAGCTCGACAAAATCTTCCTGTGTCACTCTGCCCAGGGCTAAAAGCACCTCGGCATCAATCTCCTCAAGCTGCTGGTCAACAACCTCAGTGTCCGTTTGCACAGACGTCGTGGTTGTTGGCGGGGGTTCATCTCCCGCTACTGGACTGCTCCCAGTGGTCGGCGACCCTGTCGCAGCGTCCTTCCCGGACGGTGGGACCTCAAGGAGGGTTTGGGCTACCGGCAACGGCGCGGCTGTTGGCGGGGGTTCAACTCCCGCTACTGGACTACTCCCAGTGGTCGGCGACCCTGTCGCGACGTCCTTCCCGGACGGTGGGACCTCAAGGAGGGTTTTGGCTGCCGGCAACGGCATGCCCGGACTCTCCGGGCCGATCACCTCATCAAAGGTGGTCGTGCGGTCGATATTCCGTTGGGAGACCGCAGGTATGACTTTCGCCCTAAATTGCATGTTAGGGCTTGGGATCGGCACGGCGTGTGACGAACCGTTGGGTCCGGGGATCAGAAGGATGTGAACGACACAGATACCGTCTCTTATCCTACTCTCGGAACGCTGCAACGAGTAGTACCCGTTGACCTCCTCAAGAACGTAGAATGAGAACGCCCATCCATGCACCGCGCACAATGACATGCACTCATCGATCTTCCCCTTCAGCGTGGCGGGAACGCCTCGCTCCAACGGCCCTCCGACCCTCAAGTCATAGGCATCACGAGTGTACGCCAATGTTGCCATTGACAAACATCGCATGTCGGCCTCTTTAGGGTTGTCCTTAAGCCACCTCTCCATGGCATTGCAGACGGCCCTACTCAC